CCGCCGATGACTTCTCTAGCGCCGGACTCGGATTTACTCCTACGCAGTACCTAAAGTCGATTGTTTCGACTCAGGGAAACTTCGGCCGTCCCGCTATGGAGTGCGTCGATAAGCAGACTCTTCCAGCCTCAGGAATGACGATTAATCGTCCTAAGTTCACGACTTATCCAACAACAACGGTGGAAGCAGAAGGCGGAGCGGTATCTAATACCGACGCGGTTTCCGAATATCTCACTTCTAGTGTTAGCAAGTATTCTGGAATGCAGACCATTTCGATTGAATTGCTTGAGCGGTCAGATCCCGGCTTCTTCGACGCGATTACTCGTGAACTTCAAAACAATTACGATAAGGTAACCGACGCCGCAGTTATTACGGCTCTCACCGCAGGTGGAACTCAAGCGACTGCGGTCGCCGCTACTTCCGCCGGAATTATTTCCTACATTTCTCAGGCCGCTCCAGCCGCTTATCTAGCTTCTTCTTACTTCGCGAAGAATTATCTAGCAGGTAGCTCACAATGGTCGCTTCTTCTGGGCGCGACAGATTCAACGGGACGACCTATCTATAATGCAGGAAATCCTATGAATAGTGGTGGAAACGCCGCCGCGACTTCTTCTCGCGGAATGGTCCTAGACCTCAACCTTTTCGTCGATCGCAACGTGGTTTCCACTACTATCGACGAATCCGCCTTTATTATCGCTCCGGAAGCCTTTACGGTCTTCGAGAGCCCTACCGCGTACATGAGCGTGAATGTCGTTTCTAACCTTCAAGTTCAGGTCGCTATCTACGGCTATATGGCCACTATGGTTAATGTCGCCGGAGGAATCCAGCGTTTCAACCTAACCTGATAAAACCCTAAGCCGCTCCCGGAGTTAGGAGGCCCTAGCTCCGGGAGCCTTTAGAAAGAGAGGAAATCGTGGCCGCGACTTATGTCACCGAAGCAGAACTTCGTTCAAACCTCGGAATCGGGACGCTCTACTCTTCCGCGACCGTCGAAGAAGTGTGCCAGACCTCTCAAGACCTTATAGATCAGTTTTTATGGTTTAACCGAGTCCCCGTTGTATCCGCCGGAGTTTCGTCTAACATCGCGACTCTAGTTATCGCGTCCTCCGGAGCTTTCGTAGTAGGCCAGTCCGTGACGATTGCTAACGCCGGTTCTACTTATAACGGAGCTCAGACAATTACCGGGACGGGGCCTTATACCCTCTCGACGAATAATCTTTTTATGGGATTCCCTAATAATTATCCGCGCGGTTACTCGTTTATTCAGTTCGCTAAAGTAGTCGCTAACGATCCTCAGCACCTTATTCTTCCTTACGGAACTATTACGGGCCCGGACTTTAAAGCCGTCGCTTACGCCGCGACTCCCGCCGTTCGAGAGGCCGCGATGATGTTGGCCGTTGATGTCTGGCAAGCGCGACAAGTTTCGCAGACCGGAGGAGTTTCGATAGACGGATTATCCGCGAATCCGTATCGAATGGGTAATAATCTAATGGGCAAAATTCGCGGTCTTCTTGCTCCGTACACTTCGCCGTCGTCGATGGTCGGCTAATGCCTACCGCCGCGATTACTACGCTTCGGACTACGATCGCCGATATCTTAGCGAACCCGGGAGTCTGGAGCACGTTTAGTTTTCCACCACCAACGATTATCGCGAACTCGGTTATCGTCTCACCGGGAGATCCTTATTTAGAGCCGTCGAATAATTCGCAAAACTCTCTTCCGGCTTTAGCGAACTTCAGAATAATTATTACGGTTCCCATGCTCGACAACCAGGGAAACCTAGCGGGAATCGAAGAGTTTAGCCGCGTCGTGTTTAATAAACTCGCGGATTCTACTCTAACATTTAATGTTGGTAATTTATCCGCTCCGACCGTTCTCGACCTAGCTTCCGGAGCTTTACTAACGCAGGATCTAACCATATCCGTTCTATCGAGTTGGAGTTAAAAATGGCTACAGATGAAGATTTGGCTTTTCTTATTAAGACGGGCCAAGTAAAAGACGAAAAGAAAACAGGAAAAGCGACACCCGCTCCTACCGAAGAAGAAAGCGAATAAAAAATGACTATATATCTGAATAATAAGGTAGGCGTTAAACTCGCTACTGCGGCCGCTCCTACCGTTCCAAGCATTGACATCTCATCGCTGGTTTCCGCGATTACTTTAACGCAAGTCTTCGACGAGCTCGAAGTAACAGCGATGGGTGATACTTCACATCGTTTCGCCGCCGGTCTTCAAGCCGCGACGCTTTCGATCGACTTCTTTAACGACTGGGACGCCGCTTCCGTCATGGCGACTTTAAACGCCGCCGCCGGGACGACTCTCGCGGTCTCTTTAATCACCGTTAAGGGAACCGTCGTTTCCGCGACGAATCCGAGTTATCAGTTCTCGATTCTCGTCAATAATTTGACGCCTATCGGATCCGGCGGAGTCGCTGACGAAGCGATGTCTTCTCTCTCCTTTACCGTTAATTCGGCCCTCGTAGTTTCTCCTTCCGTCGCGTTCTAAGGATAAAAAAATGGCTTGCCTCAAAATAACTAGGGCCTCTGGGGAGGTCGCTACTTTAAAGATAACTCCGGCTATCGAATACGCTTTCGAAAAGCAATTTAATAACGGAATCCATAAGCAGTTTCGGGATCAAGAACGCCAGGGAGACATCTACTGGCTTGCCTGGGAATGTATGCGGCGCGCCGGTTTAACGATTCCTCTTTTCGGAGATGAGTTTCTCGTCGAGTTAGAATCCGTCGAAGTAATAGACGACGAGGAACCTAGAAAAAAATAGATCGGGAGTCCTTCACCTATCTAGTGGCCTCACTAGCGGTGGAACTCCATATCTCGCCGAACGAGATTCTCGAATGGGATTCTCGAATGTTATCCGCAGTTTTACAGGTTATAAAGCAAAGAGCGGAAGGAGCTTCTCGTGCCCGTCGAAGTAAAAGGCCTTAGAGAAACTCGCCGCGCTCTCGCTAAGTTCGCTCCGGATTTAAAGAGGGAACTAGATAAAGACGCGCGAAATCGGCTAAAGGCTCTCGTTACGACGGCGCGAGGATTCGCTCCTACTACCCTTCCGGATAACTTACACGGCTGGGCGGTAGCTACTAAAGGCCGAAAGATTACGGCGCAGACTTCGGCGTTCTCTACGCGTACCTTTCCGCTATATCAAGCGGGAGAGGTTAAGAGCGGAATAAGTTACGATACCGGCTTTTCTAAGACTAATTCGAGAGGTTTTCGAACTCTCTACGAACTCCGAAATAAATCGGCGGCCGGAGCTATCTACGAAACGGCGGGACGAATAAATCCGGGCGTGACGGGCAATAAAGGCCTACCTTGGGAAGGCCCTAAAGCTTCTCCGGGAAATCGAAAAGTATCGCATTCCCGTAACCCGAACGCCGGAGCCTGGTTTATCGACGAGATAGATAAACAAGACAACCAGCGAGAGATAAGAGGAAAGAAAGAAGGCCGTTTAATCTTTAGAGCCGTCGAGAACGATAACGGTCGCTTTATCAAGTCTATAATAGCCGGAATGAAACGCGTCGAATATATTACGCAGGGCCGATTAGACTCGATTAAAGCCTTCGGAGGTAATATCTAATGACGATCGGGATTAAGTTTCTCACGGAGTTCGACGCGAAAGGCTTGACGAAAGCCGAAAAAGGTTTAAAAAGTTTCTCTAAAACCGCCGTTCGATTAGGTTCGAGTCTCGGGCTCGCTTTAGGTACGGCGCAGATAATTCGGTACGGAAAAGCCTCGGTTAAGGCTTTCGTCGAAGACGATAAAGCCGCGAAGATTCTTAGTAAATCCCTCGATAATCTAGGACTCCATTTCGCGGATAAGCGGGTAAAAGATTTTATAGCTTCGTTAGAAACCCAGTACGGAGTCCTGGACGATCTTCTTCGTCCGGCTTATCAGAAACTGGTTACAACGACCGGGGATTATTTAAAGTCGCAGGAACTACTTAGAACGGCTCTCGATTTAGCCGCGCTCTCCGGAGATAGCGTAGTGAGTACCTCGGACGCTCTCGCGAAAGCTTATGCGGGGAATACCCGAGGTCTTATAAAGTACGGAATCGGATTAAGCAAGGCGCAGATTGCGGCGATGAGCTTCGAAGATATTTTAAAGCAGATCGAGAAAGTGTCGGGAGGAGCGGCTAAAACCGCCGCCGACGGTTACTCCGGCTCTATGGATCGTTTAAATGTCGCCGCCTCGAACGCGAGCGAAACGATAGGAAAGGGACTC